AACTTGGCGTTGCGCTCAAACCAGCTTGTGTGGTGACTGTCGGAGCTGTTAAAGCCATAAGAACACCCTTTTATCTTTAGCTTAACGTCAACGTCCATGTAATAACCAGACTGTCGCCTGCAGCTTTGTTCACAACGGAGAAACTGGCCGACATCCACATATTGACGGTATTCTGTGTAACTACATCAAAAACGCCGGCTTCCGTTACAGCGCCCGTCCCTACTCCTGCGGCAAATGTGCAAACCATAGTCACGACCGCGCCACTTCTTGTTTTGGAATCCAGGGCAGTTCTTGAACCGGAAATATACGCGCCCAATAACGTAGCGGCCGGCGATCCCGTGCCCAGCTCCATCCATCCCGGCTTATTGGTCAGCGTCGGCGAGGCGAGTATCTGATCCATTATTCCGTATTTTGCTGCGCTTGTGACCGTGTTGTTGACGTTCCGCATCGCTTTCAGGTTGCCTTCGGAATCAAACAACTCCAGTTTCATGTGTGCATTAATCTTGATTTGCTCGTTTTTCCCCTTACCGACACCCAACGACATCTTATCCGTAATTTTTATTTGCTCTTTTTTCATGGTTTCCTCCGGTGAAATTTAATAAAAAAGGCCTACGAGATTTCTCCCGTAAGCCTTCCTTGGCTTTCCTTTACGTTTTAATTAGGTTAACAATTTACTTCATGGTTATTCCCCCAGCGATAAATATAAAGTTCCGGTACCCTTGTCACGATAACCGGCTGCTGCGTAGAATGTTAAGTCAGTCAAATCCTTACTCTTAATATCAAACATAAAACCTGCTTTAATACCGTTGCTCTCATAAAAACCGATATACTTCCCTTCCCAAAAATAGGCATTAATTGTCTCAGGATTATATAATCTCTGCCAGTCCTGCCGCGTCATAACGCCCTCGGTTATTATTTCTCTTACTCCCGGACCTATTGCCGCCAGTCCCTCGGGACACGGATAAACGATAATATCACCGGCCTGAATAATTCCCCTTTTAGACATACAGGAATAACCTAAGTCCATTGTTTCCATAACGACATTGGAAGGATCGCTGCCAACGGCCAGATAGGGAATGCCGGAAGTTAAAACTCCTACGGTAGTTCCAAACACACCAAGGCCGACAATAGGATAATCCGTTGGTTTTTGATAACTCGTCGGCCATGCGTGAGGATATCCGGGAACTGAGAAGCATAAGAGATTACCAACAAAACCCACCAGACCGCCATTAGGAAGAGCTTTTATTCCCTGTATGCCGACTGGTGGAGCTTCCCATTCTGCGGTTGCCAGTACCTCGCTAAGTGCAGAATCAAGGATAGAATCATCATAACTTGCTTCGTCAACATCAACCTCGGCTACAAACTGATATATCGCGCTCGTTGAACTTTGGTTAAGCCGGTAAATTCTTTTTTTTGTAATATTGTATTTCTGTGTAGTGGTATCAGGATTGCCGTCCATTCCTGTTATGGCGGCTGTGTTCCCATCATAAATATCTATCAAGCTGGAAACAGGAGAAGGCGGACCTTCTGCTCCATATCCATTAACAAACGTATAGACATAACCTCTTGTTTCAACGAGCGTCGCATCCTGAACGCCTGTCGCCGTTATGACTCCATCTCCGCTTTGCGTTGTAACTGTCGGATTGGACGCATAAGATCCTCCTGCGGTCAAAGAGACATTTGTTATTATATTATTAAGAATTGTATATGTCCCCGTTGCGCCCGATCCACCGCCTCCGGAGAAAATCAAATTATAAGTGCCATTAGCTTCAACACAATTAAGATCGGCTATGGTAAGACCCGTTACGGCTGTTAAAATAGATTCTGCCGCTACAGTCGGCGCGTTTACCGGTGCCGGAGGACATGGATTATAGGAAACCATCGGATATTCGGTGCCGCCCTGTTTATAAATGAATTTATCAGTGACTTTTAATTCCCCGTTCTCAGTAAAATAAATACGACCGTAGGCGTCTGCGGGATTAGGAGCCGCGCATACATCAACATCAGTAAGCCATTGAAAGAAGTTGCCATCGGAATAACGGTAAATAGTTAAAAGCAATCCTATCTTAGACTGTGCAATAATCGGCACATCATTTTTAAGCGCGGCGACACCGCCCTGATCAAACCGGCAATTAATGGCCTCTTGTGATTTTCCGGCTGGAATGAGTGCCGGATCAATAGCCTGTGGCATTCTTCCGCCGAACTTATCAAGTTGAATAAGCATTACTGTTTAGCCCCTATCTTCTTTTCGATACTGGCTTTCAAGCCTAAATCCTGTAAATACTTATTATAAAATGTCATAGCTTTTGCTTGTGCATTAGGAATCGTTGTTTCTTCAATCAGGCACCGGTAAATAAGATAATCAACCGCTGCCGGAATATATGAATCATCAAAGGGAAAATCAGTTGAATTAATTGTTATTGCATCCGGCATTTCACTGACAAGAAGTTTTACTTTGCCCGTACTTGTTGAAGGCTGCGGCGGATAGGTATAAAAGACTTTAGGATTAAAGTCGTCTCTGACAATAAACGAAACAGAGGCATTTCCTTCGGCTAACTGCCATCCGGGATATATGAGGTCGAGATTCTTTTTGTTAATTATTACAGGAACCGGAGCAGCGACCGTAGAAGTCCCGGAAATATTACAAATTGCGTCTAAAAGCAAAAGTGCGGCTGTCGGCAAATCCTGACGTGCTCCTGCAACCAGTATTATAGTTTCTTCCACTGGATAAACATCCGGTTTTAAACCTACCGTTTCCTGAATAAATAAATTCCAGTACGGGATCACTTTCGACGGTGGCCATGTTGCTCCAAACTCGTCTTTTAACTGTTCGGACACGACGGCGCTTATATCGCCCAATTCACCAGATAACGAAGTCTCCTCTCCGGCAGGAGTTCCGCCATCTATGTTTTTAGTGGTATCTGCCATAACCAACCTCTATAAATAATTACTGCGTTTCATTCGCCCGTTGCGTGGTAAAAGTCTTGCCCTGGCATCAATAACTGTAGAGAATTCTCTTTTGAAGAACGTCATAAACTCGATATCGGCATCAAGAATAGAAATTCCCTTAGTGATTATCAGAACAACACCCTCGGTAAATATTTCGTCAAATTTACCTTCCCATGGAATAGTTTGAGTGGCTAATGTCAGAGCGACCGGTTTTGCGTGATATAAACCTTTCACTAATATATCCACGGTAGGAGTAGGGCGAACGTATATGGTTGAACCGATTATCTTATATGTGCTTGGCGTACCGCAGTTACATTCATCACAATAGCAGGAGCTATACCAATCCCACCAACTTCTATCGTGATCGTCCGCATCATCATTGAGATAATTCGGCTGCAAAGGTGTAATGTGTCCAACCCAACCGGTAGGAGCATTCTCACAGGAGACAATGATATAATCCCCTGCTTCCAGATCAAGGTCGGCCTGAGTAGTAAGACTTTTACTTCCGGTTCCACATAAGAGACTTGTGGTAGATGTTCCGATATTTTCCGCCGGATTCCCCGGAGTAGCTCCCTTGGCGATATTCCACGCCGTTAAAGTATCGGTTCCGCTTGAAGATGTAATATTTACAACTAAAACACCGGTCGTGCTATCGTAAGATGTAACCGTTCCGGCCATCCAGTCCGTTACCAATTCTTCAATGCGCGGTCTTTCTGCAGGCGCAAGGAAATCACTTGGCAGTGTCGCGTAATATCCAAAAGCGGCAATCGATAAATCAAGGTTTTCAGTAAGCAAATCAGACTTCCTATCCAGTAAATGTTTATAGATAAGAGACTGAATAGAAGTAGCCGCCTGGAATATTGTTATTCCACTTACTTGTTGAGTTCTGCCTAACCTCGGCAACACCGCCAGTATAAGATCGCTCATTAACATGGTTTTGCCCTTACTTTAACTGATCAATGTCTCCTTGGAGTTCGTCCTCTTCGGATCCACTTTCCATTTTAAGGAAACTGAAAGCTTCCATTTCCGTCTTGAACGGTACAAGAGGTTCACCCTTTTTCACCCAATTGCCGTTTTCTCCGGCGCAAAAGACTTGTTTCTTACGTCTGTCCACAGCGGCATAACCGGCATCAGAGTATTTTTCGACCGCGAAACCTTTCATTAAATCAGGTTTTTTACTCGCTTCTGCCATTTCTTTCTCAATCTTCTCCTGATCGTAAGGTTCATACATCGGCAGCTTCAGAAGATGGTCAATGTGACTCTGCTTTGTAATATCGCATACCGAAGTCGTCATTTCGCCCTTTTTGGAACCTGTAATGGGCATAAACAAATATTTCGTACTTTCCAAAATTACCGGTGTTGGGCCTTCTCTCCTAATCTTGCAATGTATAAGCATCGTGCTTTTCCTCCTCGTTTTAAGATTTAAAAAAGGGGCGAGGCGTTCTCGCCCCTTTTGGTTTATTGAGGATTATTTTCTAATCCTGATCAATCAATGCGCCAATACCAATGGTACCTGCCTTGCCTATGGCTGCTGCCGTTGTAATGTCAATAGCAATGATTCTGTCGTGCAGTTTATCGACACCGACATTATTCATCAGAGCCAGAGTGCAAGCGTCAATTCTTCCGCCTGCCTGTCCGAGAGTCGAACCGTCGATAATTTTGCCATAGACTATTACCGTTCCGTCGGCCAGAGTGACCGATCCACTAAGTAGAGCCGGAGCCGAACCGGAATCAATTCCGGCATGGCTGGCCGAAGCCTGTGCATCGTTGTAATAAGTGTTCAAAATTCCAACATCAAACACGATATCCGCGCCTTCGCTCAGATCGTCTGCCTCTACATAGAGTCCGTGCAATCTGTGGCCGGCAGGTAATACTACCATGCCGAGCAGTTTGTTGTTGGCTACCGTTACTTCTACCTGAGCTTTGGTCAACTCCATAGACCGGAAATCGAAGCGTGCGCCACCTATCGCGGTCTTTGGAGGTTTGGTATAAAGATCAGGGGCTAATTGTAAATCTTTGGCCATAATCAAGTCCTCCTTAAGGATTTATTTTACTACTTACGGTCTCTTCGCGGCCGTATCTATGGCCATTACGCCAAAATCGTTACCGTTGAAGGTAACTTTTTTGAATCCCCAAATGGTGTGGGTAGTAATAATGACCTTGTTACCATTGTCGCGTTCTTCCTCATGCCAACCGAACCGCAAATCCTGTCCGGGAGAACCAAAGGCAATTACACCGGCCTGCATACCCAGGAAAAGAGCGCGGGATGCTTCAACCGCACCGCTGCCGTAATCGGTAAACCGTATAACATTCGGGTGAGACTGAAGAACTACACCGTTCCACATACCGATACCGCCCTGCAGAAAGGGAGAATTCTTTCCGGCTGATACTGCCAGAGCCTTCTGTATATCCGCCCAATCGTTAGTGGTCGTGTTTCTGCGGAGATCAAACTTCTGATAAGGGTCTATGACCATCAGAAATACTTCTTCTCCGTCAACCTCGCACTTCTGGATCTGAGGAATGGCCGAATAAGCCGCTCCGCCTCCGCCCATCATTTCGGCGTAAGCTACCGCGCGGTCGATGGGAAGAGTGGACATCTTATCTGTTGCCACCATGCTTGCCTTGGATGTTGCCACACCGCCATAAACGATATGGTTGGAATCCGGAGCCGTAAGGCTGTTATTGGCAAACCCTGAATACGTGGTCGGGAATACAAATTCTGTATTCGTTCCACGGGAGCCGGCGAGATACATCATGATGATCTCGTCAAATACACGCGCCCACCAGTCAACACTACGGGCTTTTGCTATCTTGCGGAGATCGTGCAGTGTCCTCTTGCGTGTCATGCGTCCGCCGCAATCGGCACCGCCACGCATCTGATCGATGTAAACCTGATCAGTGTAGAAGGACAAACCTTCTTCTTTTCCGTGTAACTCTGCGTCACCTTCGACCGGCTGCATATTTAACTGCATACTCAAATCGTAAGTGATCTGTTCGCCGGCATCACTTTCCAAATCAGTGATCTGCCAGATAGGACGAGTAGGGACTTCACCCTTACCCATGAACTTCCGGGTCCAATAACCTTTTCGCCCAACGTCCACCGCTAGATTCCCGGAGTATCTTTTGACGGCCTTGGAGTCGTTGAGACCAATAATTGTCTGCGACATACTAACACCTCCATTTAGTTTTTAGACCGTCCTGGGTCGGGATCAGGGCTTACTGCCCTAGATTTTTCTGCCGATAGTGCTTGATTGGTATAGACTTATCGGCAGTTATCTTTAAAACCACACTGCGCCCTGCCTTATCTGTTACAAAAACAGAAATATGTTGAGGTTTTGGAGAGGCAGGAACCTCAAAAACCAATTCATCAGTAGTTTTTAGAACCTTCATCAGGGACATAATTACACCCGAGCCAAATACGCTTCCCTTACGTCCGGTTTCATTCTTTCGAGGGCTTGTTCGTAAGCCTCGCCTGTCAATTTATCGATTTGCGCGAATGTATCATCCACTCCATCATTGTTCGCCCCCGCATTGGGAACGTCTGCTAAAGTTTTATGATCAGGAAGTTTTGCGGCAGGTTTCGCTCCCTTCTTTTCAATGGTTTTTTTTTCTGCCGGTTTGATCCCGAATGTCTCTTTAACAACCTTATCCGCCTTAACCAGTATCTCCATGCCCGTTAAATTGGCATTTTTCGGGTCTTTGGATATGGTTTTTACCGTTTCCGCCAGTGCGCCGAAGAAGGCATTACGCTTTGTCTTTTCCGTTGCATCAGTTGTTTGGGACGCCATGTATTCAGGTTTGGAATTCAGGAAGAATATCTGCTCTTTCTTCCAGAGAAGTTCATCCTTTTGGGCTTCATACTCCGCTTTGGCCGTATTGTTCCGCTCGATATTATGTTTAACAATCTTACGGTTAAGTGCGTCCCTCTGCGTGTCGTATTCCCTCTGAGTAATATCCCCTAAGTCAAACTTCTCGCTGAGAGTGTTAAGTTCCGTCTGAATTGCTTCTGGAATTTCCTCTTCCAGTTCCTTGAATTCGGGAAGCTCCTCGGCTGTCAACGTCGGACGGAAACTCAACAACGCTTCATCTGTTACTTCGTCACCTTCTTCTCCGTCCTGATTCTTTTTTTCTTCGGCTTCTATGGCGATAACTTCATCAACTGTTTTATTCAGTTCCTTTGCCTTCGCCTCTAGCCGTGTCTGTTCCGCCGTGGCGGCTTCTGCGTCGATTTCTTCCTGAGTTTTCCCTTCTCCGGCAATCTTTTCGAGATTCTTTTCCTCGTCGTCGCTAAGCTCTTCCACTTCTTCGCCTTCAGGTTCTTTGATACTTTCCAGAATACCTTCTCTTTCGGTAGGCGACAGACCTTCCCATTCTTCCGGGGTATATCCTTCCGGCGGCGTCTCGTTATTATTTTCGATAACGATTTTATCGACTTCTATTTCGCCAGCTTTATCCTTAGCCATCCTATTAATCCTCCTTCTATGAAGTTGTTACAGTTACCAATTCTCCATTGGCCAGACCGACATAGAGAACACCGGAGTAAATAGACATTGACTTAACTCTACTTCCGAGACTGACCAACGTCTCCACGGTGCCATCTGCAATGGTATAGCGGAGAACCTCACCTTTATTGTTTCCGAGATAGACGTAGGTTCCGTCCGTCTCGCTTGCGGTCACTTTGCCATCCAGGACTTTAACGGTTGTTGCTGTTACTGACATAATCTGTTACCTCCTTATTTTTTTTGAAAGGTCATGCCGACCCTGAAACCACTTTCGCCATAGACAATTTCACCATACCGTTCGAGGCCGGCCATCTTCGCTAGTTGAATAATGGCCGCTTCGTTCGGCATGTGATAATTTGTTTTATCGTTGTGATGAATTTCATCGATCACCCAAAGAAGTGGTATATCTTTGGGCATTCCCATGAGTTTTCCCTGATTAACTGCGGATTCGAGAAACAACTTTCCGCCCGGTTTAAGGCACCTTGCGGCGTTCAATAGACCCTGATACGGGTTTTTAAGATGATAAAGAATGCCGAAGAAAAAAACGATATCGAAGTATTCTGTTATGTTCCAATCACTATCATCAAGATTATCTGTCCAGAAATAACCAATATCATAGAGACTGAGAGCCAATTCTGCGGTCTCCAGCATTGGAAGCCAACGATCAGCGGCGGTAACATTAGCCCCGCGCTTCTTCGCTTCAATCGCCCAATAACCATCAAACGTACCCAAATCTAAAACACTTTGGCCTTTAAAATCATCAGGCAGTTGAAATCTTGCCCTATCCTCTTCTTTTCTGTAATCACAACATCCCGGAGTTATTGTGCCGTCCGGTAATTCGATAACGTGCCACCAATTCAGAGCATTTACTCTGTCCGCTAATTCGCTCATTGAAGCATCTCCTTCGCCACCCTGTATATTCTTTCGGGTGTAATTAACCTCATGCAATCGCCGCCCTGCTTCCCCTCTTCACACTGGCACGATCCCGGAACATCCCAACAGGGAATGCAGGCCAGTTTTCTTTTGGGATAAATTGTTCTAACGGTCGGGTAATAGGTAACTCTTGTACGTGGATCTATGTTTCCAAACAGGCCAAGGCATTTTTTCTTTAACGCCGCCGCAATATGAAGAGCTCCGGTATCAGGCGTGATAACGAGATCAGGAATGGAAGAAAGAGAAAGTAAATCAGCCTCGCTCGTTTTATTGAGAAGATTAAGGACTCTCTCGTGTGAAATATTAACAAGACTGTCATTCCAACATTCAGTTTTGCCCATTATAATAACCGTGGCACCAAGACGACTGATAAGCATATTAACTAATGGATTCACGTATTCAGGCGGAATAACTCTGATCGGTGATTTACTTGTGGGATTTAAACCGATAACAAGCCCGGAAGATTTTGGAAGCATTTTTTTAAATTTCTTAATGCTTTCCTTGTCCACCGGTATATTAAAATACTTACGCTGAGAATTGACACCGCAAAGCTTATCGAAGTTATCAGAACGATCTTTAGAGACGTAATCACGCCATGGTAGCGAACCTGGACCAATATTGGACGGTTCCACCGAGTACCGTAAATCTATTGTTTCATCAAAAGAATATTTACAAAGCTCATCAATAGAAATACATTTATCAACACCTTTAAGATTCTTACCTATTGGAACATACTGCGGAAGAGTAGCTAAAGTTATCTTCTTGTCGGGGTATTTTAATTTTCTTTTGACAATAGAGGACGATAAAATGACAAGATCACCAAGCCCACCCATGCGAACAAGGCACGTTCCGCCAATTTTTTTAGCCTTCACTTTCTTAAATATCTGAATATTCTTAACGCCCTTACTATGGACAATCTTATCCGCAGAAAGGCAAACCAAAGACTTGCATTCTTTGGATAAGCCAAAGATTTCACGCGCAAGATAATCGGATATTGTAGTTTCCCTGCCAGTATCTATGTTCCTTAAAACGGTCGTCATAAGTCTCCTATTCCGTACCCAATTCAATCATCTTCTGAGCTTCATCCTTCTTGCGTTTGCTTTCATCGAGTTTTCTTTTTGCCAAAGCCTTAACCTTTTCCATGCGGGCAGGATCAGCGCGAACCGCATCCGCTCTGGCGATAGCTTCTAAATCGCGTTCGACTTCCCAATCTTCCGAAGAATCACAAATACAAGCGTACTTGGCACTCGGCTTTCTTTTCCTTTTCTTCTCGATACCCATGTTATTGTCCTCCCTCATTGGTGGCTGTCTGATTTCCGCTTATTATTTGATTTGCTTCAGCCAAAAGGTTATCTGCTGCTGTGGCTACTTCCGGCGGTATATTAAGAGCGCCGGCGGCTTGTATGGCCGTTAGAAATGTTTCCAGTCTCTTCATGACGGCCTCAATAGTATCGCGCATAGCCTTGGCATTCTTAGCGTTGGCATCGGCCTGTTTCGTCGCCAGTTCAGCATTCGCTAATGCCGTTTGCATTTGTTCGGCAAACTGCTGTTTCTCAGCAGCAAGCTGTTCGTTTTGCTTAATCTGCTCTTTCTCTTCGGGGGTTTGTTCTTCTTCGGGAGCGTTTTCACCGTTGACTTTGCGGATACGTGCGACAATTTCATCTCTTCCCGGCAGATCGTCCATCATGCCAACAACCATATCGAGCAGTTTAAGTGCGACTTCCGGCATGGATTGAGCCAGACTTGTAACCAGTTCGGTTAAGGTAGAAAGCATGGACTGACGAATTGTATCTTTGAAGTTCTGCTTGGAGACTATAAAATCTCCCTTTGCCTCGGTTATATTATTGGCGATTGTACCGTCTTCTCTTTGCTCGTTTATCTTGATGAATTCATCTTTGTGCTGATCGCCGGTAATGCGGTATTCCTTTTCCTGATCGTAGAATTGCTCAATTAGAGACAACCTGATTTCGCCCTCGGTCTGCAATGCCAGGTACATATTGTCAAAATAAAGGCCGCTGGTAGTCATGCCCTGTTCTTGAATGCTTTTAATCGCTTCACCTGATAAATCCCTGCGGATTGTTCCCTTGTTCTCCGGCGTAATACCGGACACAGATTCAATAAAGCGTTCATTGTCCCGTGCCATTTCCACATGGGCCACGGCGACTTCTCTTTCTTCTTGAATCTTGAATTTATCCATCTTGCCTTCGTTAACTTCCACCCATCCATCGGCACGATTAACTTCCTCAAAGGCTTCTTTCTTGTCATTGACAGCGCCTTTTTCAGCGATAACCCTATTGGCTGTCAGTAATGACAAGGCTTTGGAGCGTCTCTTATTCAAATCGCTTTGAGGATCTCTCAGGTCTCGAATGACACCATAAGGCATATTATCGCGCGACCGGCGGTAGCAGAACATAGGCGTAAATGGCAACCGATTATGATTATAGGGAGTAAGGATATCCTGAAAGAGTGTTGCTCCTGCCCAAATAGCGCACCGCACTGTCAATATACGCGCGTCGGTAAGAGTGAAATAACCGCCACGGACAAGATATTTGTGATCTTCCTGCTCCGGCCGATAGATTGCATTATGCAAAACTCCATAAGGCGTATCATCGGAACGCATTTTCATCAGCTTGACGTTAGCCGGCATCCGGTACCACATTTCTACAAACTTAATTCTTTCCCGTTTGCTGCCGGTATCTCCAAAAAGAGCGTCCATGCTGCTTTCAAGATCGAACTCACTGGCTATATCAGTGATAATGGTATCATCGGGAAGATAAGGATAGAGTGTATTGACGTGTTCGGCTATTGTCTTTAAGCGCCCTTCCCTGTCGGGGAACATTCCAGCTGCTACATCGAGATCAATCCACTTCTCGCGAATAATAAAGCGATAATCTGAGCCATCCATGGACAAGCCTAAATGATCATGCCACATATTACGCCAACTCTCGCGACGTATG